AAACTGGTCACTACACGACTCAGAGCAAACCTTGATAGCGGGTATGTTGCCGTCGGGGCGCATATCAGAGTACGGGCGCTTCATATGGCAATGATCACATATGAATATGCTTAGCGAACTATTCCCAATTGTATTAAGAAACCGAGGCATAGCACTTCCTGTTAGCAATATTGCTAATTGTTGATTCTCGCATATTGAACTTAATTGCTAAGTTCTTGAGCAACCAACCATCGTTACGCAATTGTCGTATTTCAATAACAACAGGTCGCATTTTTGCAATGCGAGCAATATCAGATGCTATTTTAGCTTTTTTTCTATCTTTAGATATTTTTTCTGCATACTCTGGGTCATTTTTTATTCTTTCTGCATAGCCATCATTGTATTGCTTCATGGTGTCACCGTGATATTGCCCCTTAGCCCGTTTTGTTGCGGCAACTTGCTTGGCTACTGAAGGGGTATACATTGGGTTAATATCGCCCCCGTCGGTGATGTTGGTTAAACAACCAAACTTGCGGAAGTGACTTATTAAATTGACTTCTTCATTTAACGCCTGCTGCTCATCATCAAATTCAGCCAAAATAATAGATTTAAAACCATGTTTTTTAACTACAAAATTCCAATGTCTATTTCTATTTAACTTATCATATGCTCGTGATTTGACGCCTTTACCAATGTAAAAGATTTCGCCTGACGGTTTGGTATGGGCGTAAACGTAATACATGACGTTATTTCATACCCCTATCTCGTGTACATGCTGATATTGGGCGAGATCATAATGGGTGACTTGTCGCGGTTCTCGTTCTGAGCCAACATGAAGTGTTTCTCATACTGCTGCTCAAGGTACGCTATACGCGCAGGATCAACCTGTGGCAACTCCATCGCCATCTGATGAGCCAAGCCGTTTTGAATAGCCATGTAAAAGTACTGGGGGATCTCAATCTCACCGCTCAGGTCACCCACGTCTTGAATGTAGCGGTTCAACCACAGCTCGAGCTGAGGGCTGATGTTGTCAGGCACTGGCCAGACTTCCATGTTCGGCTGCGGAATCGTGCGATTGAACCAGTATTGAAGCGGTCTGAGCGCTGTAAACGAACGATTAGGCAGCGAGCTGTAGTCATCACGATTCATGCGCGACATGTTGATTGACATCGGCATCGTACCGAAGACGACCTGATAGAAGCCCATGTTGACGCCAGAGACTTGCTGGATACGCCAGAAGGGCGCTGTCGCAGAGGGGTCAAGATCGTAATAAATCCAAGTGCCAGATTCCCACGTCTCTGCTCCGGGTGCGTAAACCGTCACCCAAGTTGTGCCGTCCATTGAGTACTGCAGATTCACGGTCACAGAACCCGACACAGCAGGCAAGATACCGATCGTGCTGATGTAGACAGGGCTGCTCGTGCCGTTTGCAATCCCGATCGCGCCCGTATTGTTGCTCAGTTGACATATCAGATCACCTACGCCGTTAAAAGCGTTCAGGGTCGTTCCTGACGTGCTGTTGGCACCCGTACTGATGTTGGTCAGCGTGCGGTAGTTGGCGTTGAGCACGTCGACCGTGCCCACAGGCAGGAAGTACTCGTACTTATTTGGTTGCAGACCAACGATGACTTTGTTGATCGCCCAGTAATTGACACCGTAATTGCTCAGACTTGAGAGCAGGTAGTACAGGCTCTCCTTAGCGGCTTGCACCTGCTCAACAGTCAACTCCTCGGCGAGCTTACCCGCACGGCGTGCGCCGTGATCGATTAGCTGTTGAACCGAGATTGTGGTCTGAGAGACTGTGCCGCTGGTTGACATTAAAAGTTCCTAAACGATTTGACTTTTGCTTTGATACTCTTTGGCTGCGCCACAAACTGCTTACCTGCCGCCTTACCTGCTCGCTTTGCCTTGGTTGTGGCTGCGTATTCAGCAGAAGATAATGCCTTAATCGCCTTCTCTGGCAAGTACCTCTCACCCGTTTCCGAGGATTTCTTGCCAGACTTTGTAGTCCACTTTTGTTCGCCCCAAGCCTTCAGAGATTGCTGAGGCTTCTTAATCACGGTAGCCTCCGCCTGCGTCTTTGTACTTCTTTGCCACTAACTGCGCCTTGCGAGCGCTCCACTGCCCAGCGCCAGTGCCTTGTACAGCAGCAGACTTTACCTGAGAAACGATGCGCTTGCGTAAGTCAGGCTTGGTGTAATTGCCAGCCGCGTTGACTGAGCCACCCTCTTTCTTTGCCAACATCACTTTCTCAACCAATGCCACGCGCTGCGGCTTGGTTGTGACCTTGTTAATAATGCTCTTTCGCTTTGAAGAGGTCTGATTTTTGTCGTAAAAACCAGCCTTTTCTAGCGTTTTCTTGTTGACGGGGCTGGTTGCCATCAGCATTTCCACCGTTTAAGTGCAGCAGCCTTGCGTGTGGGCTTGCCGCTCTCGTCCTTCATCGGACCCGCCATCCCAGACATTCTGGCGCAAAATGAATCCTTGCGTGCACCGCCCTGTGGCTGCGGTGCTTTCAAGTTTGAGCCCGTTGCGGCGTTGTACTTTGCACGCCCTTTGGCGGTCAATCCCGCGCCTTGGCTTGTGGGCAACTTCTCGCCACGGCCAACAGACAGAGACACATCACCGCCCTTGGCTTTTTTCACAGTCTTTGCAGACTCTTTAAAGGCAGATGCCGTGGGTGCGCCCGCACTATCGGGCTTGCGCATCCGCTCACCCGATCCCGCTGCAATACGCTCTTGCTTAGCGTGGATATTGGCGTACAGACCGCCGCCAGACTTCATCTTCTTGTCGGCTGCAACGAACTCTTTACCAACTTTCTGAGGCACACCGCCGAACCCGCCTTTAGTGTGGGCAGCGGCTTGCATCAGGCGCTTTTGGGCAGGTGATTTGCTTGGCATATTACGGTCCTGTTTTGATCAGGATAATATTTAAGAATGCGCTGACTGAGTTATTGTTGGCAGATCCTATCGCTGTAGCGCCTACGCAGTTTTTTTCTGGGATGATATATGGAGGATCAAAGTCATACTGAATCGATCCGTTATTCAGAGTTGCGACTGCGCCGACTCGCAAGATATTGTCAGTACCGTGCTGCTTTAAATATGCTGTAACAGACGTAGACCCCGACGCTTGACCAGCAGTGATAACACCCGTCAACATGTATCCTGTGTATCCCGCAGGAACACAATAATGCGCTGTTGTGCGCTGATTAAAGCCTGTGAAAATTAGATCATAAAGCACGGCAGGAACACCGCTGGTGACTGTGCCAGTACCCGCATTGATCGTGCCTGCGTTTGCACCGCCATCTCCTACTGTTGCTACATAAAATTGATTGACATACAAATATGATTTAGTCGTGTTTACAGAAGTCTGACCATTCAAAATAACAGTCTCGTTAACGACATTAAAACTTCCATCGAGACCTTCTATGAAAACAGTTCTTGCCCCTGTCCCTGCTGATGCATCATCTGCGCTTGTTGAGCTAATCTTCAAGACAGAGGCAACCGTAGGGTGAGGAACAGTTCCGCCATTCGGCCAGATAGACTCTTCGCCTGTATCTAAATCTGCGTTGTACCCAAACACAATGATTGGCGTATGACCTTGTATCTGGTTTCTAGAGACTTGAAGACCGAACGGCTCGTAAGCTCCAAGCCGTGTCACGGATGAAATCGTTGTTGACATCGTTGTTCCTTAATTAAAGTGGGGTGACCGCAGCCACCCCAACTTATTACTAGCAGTTGCCTTTTTTCATCGCCTTGAAGCCGCCGCCGTCTTTGCACGCCACTTTAGCGAAGCCACCGTCTTTGAACTTTTGCACGACACCGCCAGTTGCAAACTTCTGAACGACACCACCAGTTGCGTACTTAGCAACGCCGCCCATGTTAAGACCCTTGTGAGCCTTAGAAGCTGGCTTGCCCTCATGAGACATCAGCTCTTTCTTGATGCCCTTGATCTGGCGCTCTTCTTTCATGTGCATTGATTTGCTCTCAACTTCGCCGCCTTTCTTGCGCATCATCGGGGCTCCTGCACCCTGAGCCATTGCTGCTTCAATCATTGCTGCGCGAGGATCAGGCTTGCGTCCCATTGCAGGTCGACCCATCGCAGGACGACCCCTTGCTGGGCGCGATGGCATAGGGCGACGACCCATAGGCATCGAAGCAGCCGCTAGAGGAGCAGTAGGCATCGCACCGCCCATTTGCATTTTTAGCTTGCCGCCTTTCTTCATGCCCTTACCGACCTCGTCAACCGAGGGCTCAGTAGACTTCATCATCTTCATCTCTTTGAAACCCATGATCTACCCCTTAGGCTTGTGTGACGCCGAGAGCGCCAGTACGGGTTGAGTTCGGACCAACAGCGATCGCTGGTAACAAGATTCCCATTACGGTGCGAACAATACCATTTGACGCAGTAGCAGGCACATAAGTCCCACGCACGTCGCCTGTGGTGGTCGTTGCGGTTGCAGTGTCAGCGGCGACAAACGTACCAGCATCTTGTGCTAGTGTGTTGTTGCTCTTAACGCTTGCAACGTAAGCCACGTTTGCAACACGAACTGGAAGGCCAAGCACGTTGGTTGTGCCAACAGTCAAGGCAGTGCCAGTAGCGCCACTCACGCTCACAGAGGTGATGAGGTAGAAGGCTTTCAAACCGCTCACAGCAGTGCTCACAGCAGCGCTAGAGGTGATTGCCTCGCTCATCGCTTGACCGTAAACGTCAAAACCAGAAACAGTCACAGTCACAGGAGCCACGCCCAAGGTGTAAGTTAAGCCTGTTGGTGTACCTGCCGTGGTCACCACCGCCGCACCTGCTGTGGTAGTCAGGGTTGCAGAGGTCGCTGTTACAGCGGTCAGGATGTAGGTCGTTGGGTCGGTGTAGCCAGTGATGGTACCGGTGCCACCTAAAGTGCCAGAGATTGTCAAACGCTGACCAGTTACCAAGCCAGCTTGCGAGGTGAAGGTAATCTGACCACCAGTGCCTGCAATCACAACGCTTGCCAATGTTGCAGCAGCGGCAGTTGCAGTTGTTACGCTAACGCCACGAGGAACATCAAGCGAAAAAGCGGCAGTGCCAGCGACCGTGGTGACTGACTTTACGTTAGTGCCGGCCGTTAACGTCAAGGCACCCGCGGCGGCAGGAGTTTGTGATGCGGCAATGTTGTTTGCAACAGCGGCTTGAGGAACCACATCCCACACATAGATGCGACCCAAGGGGCCAACACCCAAGCTCATTGGAGATGGATTGTCAAAAAGCTCTAAATCATGCAAAGTCAACGCAACAGTGTTTGCGATGTTGATTGCTTGGTTGAGGATATAAGTGCCAGCACCACCAGTGCCAGTACCGAATGCAGTGATGAAAGTGCCGTCAGTCACGCCTGTGCCATCGACATACATGCCGACGACGATTGGTGCGCCAAAGCCCACAGAGGTGATTGTCAGGGTTGTGGATGAAACGCTACCAGTACCACCGATTGCGGTAGTCGAATAGTTGCGTAGACCCGTACCCATGAAAGTTGGTGCAGAACCTAAGAATAGGTCGTCTGAAAATTGAGGCATTTTAAAACTCCTGTGGCTTGAACCACTCGGGTTAATTTAAAAAGGGGGCTAAGGTTTCCCCGCCCCCTGTTACTTTACACGCCGGGCGTGCCGTACACTGCGCGAGGATCGGTCCACGAAATCGTGTACCGCTCTGTTGCCTTGTAGCGCATTGAGTCAGTCTCAAAGTCGCCTTCCATAGTCTTTTCAAGACCACGGCGCATCATCAACTTCAAGCCTTCTGGCGCGTCAGTCTGCACCCACCAGTTGGTGGCTGAAGTCAAACGGCTCAACACCGAGGCGCCCTCAGGCATCAGACCAATCGACTTGACTGGGTTGATGTCGTTGTTGGCGGTGCCTGTACGAAGCACAGACTTGAGCAGAACTTCGGCTTGGAAGACGTTACCGGGTGCGACAATCAGCTTCAGCGGCTGAAGACGAATCTTCTTGCCGTTGTTGTCCACAGCCTGACGCACTTGGATGAGCATCTGCTCAAGCGAGGTTTGCGACAAGTTAGCTGCGGTCGTGAGCTGGTTGCTGAACACGCCGTTGACGATCGGGTGCGAGGTGTTGGTGAGTGAAACGCCATCGCCGCCGACGTAGCTGCTATTGAACGCACGGTTCAATACGTTAGCTGCGAGCAGTTCTTTTGTCTCAATCAACGACTGCGCTAAGTGTTTAGCGTAGACCTGACCAATACGGATGTGGTCGCCGTCCTCAACCAGAACTTTGGTCAACGCAAAGGCTAAGCCATACACGTTGTACACATAGCGCTGGAGGAACAGCACGCCGCCCTGCTGGTACGAGACGGGTGTGCCGTCAGGTAACTGAGGTGCCGCGCCGAAGCCGTACAGGACGGGTTCTTCGTGGTAGTTACGTGGGATGCCCATTTGCTCGCGGAACACTGTGCTCCACTCATCGGCTCGTTGGTCATAGATTCCGTCGAAACATTCGTTGAGGATTGGCTCAACAATCGATCGGAAGTCCGTACTGCGCATTGGAGCGGCCATTTTCTAGTCCCCCTTAGATAGCGTTAACAGTAGCAACGAACTGTGGTTTGCTGACTTGTACGCGAACGATCACGAACGGGTCACCCCAGTTATTGTCTACATAAGGAGCCAGATCAACAATGCGGAACTGGGCTGCTGAGCCTGAACCAGCCAAAGAGGCTGACAGGGTCATTTGCGACAGACCTGTAGTTGTTGAGCCCGCAGTGAAGTTGCTCAAGTTGGCTTCGTTGCCGACTGCCGTCTGAGCCATAGTTGCGTCAGTCTGAATTTCGTAGACGATCTGTTGATCGTTGTAGAAATAGGCGACTACGCTACCAGCGATTGCAGTGGTGCCTGCAGGCCAGTAGTTAGAGACACGACGACGACCAGTCGTGTCAGTCCACTCAACGCCTGCGAAGGCACCAGAGACTAAGCCGCTATTGGTTGTTGTGTCCAGAACTGGCAGGATGACGCCAGCGTTTGGTGAGTACTGAACAGCCTGACCTTTTAAGATCGAGGTGCCGTAGCCCGAGGTGATGCCGTTAGCCAGAGCTTGTGCGCGTTCCAATCCAGTTGGGAAATACGCAGGTCGCAGGCCAAAAGGTGCAGATGTTGCACTCATAGGATGCTCCTAAAAAACTGTTAAAGGGATAATGTTTTCGCTTTCTTCAAAGCTACAGGCAAAATCATCTGAAACATGATTTTTAGGACTAAATTTTGTTGTCACCCGCTTTATACAAAACGGGCGACTTGATGCTGATTTTAATACGTTTTTACAAAAAGTAAAACTATTTCAACTAAAGTGTGGCAATTTCACGTTACTTTCATCTGGCAAGCTACCCTCGATGCTACCCGCCGCCTTGCCTGAACGATCCCGCTGAGAGACGAGCTGCTCTTGGTCAACGCGAATCTTATCTGCCTCATCCATCGGTTGGAAGTGGTGGTGCTCGAGCATGATGTCCTGATACACGTCCATTGGCATCTTGCAAAGCAGCATCTCGTTGCACATGATGTGGCCAGACTGATCGCCTTCTTTGACTTTGTACATGTCGTAACCCGGCATCTCGTCGGCTCGCACAGGCATGTAACCTAGCGAGAAACGGCGGTGAATCGGGTCATACTGACTGTTTGTAGCAAGCCAGCACAGGTGAAAGCCGGGGATCTCGGGGC